GGGGCTTTTCATTTTAATTTAGTAATGCTATAATTGTTTAGAGTAGAAATAGGAGATTTACATGTCATTTGAGACATTGAAGGTTTCAGAAATAAAGAAGATTGCAGAAGACTTTGCAGTTGATACAGACGGCTTAAAAAATAAAGCCGATATTATTGCGGCCCTTGCAGAAGAAGGCGTAACCTGGTCTGTATATAACAAGACCATTGAAAAGATGGAAGAAGACGAAGAAGATATGGCAGTAGAGGTATTACCTAAGTTCGATCCAAAGGCGGAACATCCAGAGGATACAGTGCTAGTAAGAATGACCAGAGCTAATTTTAGATATGATATTATGGGGTATACGTTCACAAAAGAGCACCCATTTGTAGCAATGCATAAAGAAGATGCTCAAGAAATTTTTGACAGGGAGGAAGGGTTTAGATTAGCAACTCCAAAGGAAGTTCAGGAGTATTACAACTAACTAAACCTACACTATGGAAATTTATGTAGGATCAACTAACCCAGTAAAACACAAAGTGTTTTGGAGGGGCGAACCAACAGACGCAGACTCTAACCCAACAGTTACAGTTTATGATATTACCAACGATCCAGAAACAAACATAAATCCAAACACTGCTTTGTACTCAAATCTGGCTACCGAGAAAGCAGAAACTGACATTGGTGTTTATAATTTAAACCTACCAGTAAATGCAACATATAAGTCTAGAGAATTAAAACTTGTATGGTCTTATGTCGTTCAAGGCAGCTCTCAGTCTAAAGAGCATAAACTATTCGTGGTTGTTCCTTACGTAGACCTTGCTCAGGCCTCTGATAGTTTAGGTGTTGGAAATGATCCATCGGATCCTAATTATAAAACATTTAATGAAATATCTGCAGCTGAAAGATATGCTCGTAAAGTAATAGAAAATCACACAGGCCAAAAGTTTTACACATATTCAGAGACATGTTCTGTTTACGGCGTAGATTCAGACACACTTGTGTTACCTTCTAGAATAGAGTCCTTATATAAGTTATATTCAAATGACATACTTTTAGAAGACAATTTAAATAATATTGATAATTGGAATTATAAGGTAGATGTTACTGAGAGCGGATTTGGTTTGCGTATAAATAGAGCTAACATGCTCGACAATACAGTTTACACTGCAAATGGCATGGTTCCTCCAACAATTCATGATTACTCTGGTATTTTTAAAAGAGGAGTAAGATATAAAGTATTTGGAAAATTTGGGTGGGACGAAGTTCCAGATGAAGTAGAGCTAGCAACAATAGAATTAATGAAAGATTATTTTTCTAAAGATAATCTATGGAGAAATAAGTATATCAATAAGATCTCAACATTTGACTGGGATTTTGAGTACGGAAGCGGATCAACTTCAGGAACTGGAAATCTGTATGCAGATCAATTGCTTTCAGACTATGTAGTTTCTAAAGTTATACTTATCTAATGAATGGAATTATAGACTCAGTCCTGTCTATGAATTTAGATGTTTACAAACAATTTGAAGTTCAAGACACTGATACAGGAGCAATCGTTAGAGAGTGGAACTATTACAGAACTGTTCCCTGCCACGTAAAAGGAGTTATTAGCAACTCTGCTACTACTAGGTCTAGTGACAAGCAACTATTTTCAAACAAATATATAAACGATCAGGTTATTCAAGTACGAACAATAGAAAAGTTAACTATTAGAGAAAAAGTTACAAACATTAGAGACTCTCAGGGAAACGCCATTTGGACAGAAATTAATTATCCTAACGATACTCCTACAGTTTTTGAAGTAATGGGAACCACTCCAGTCACAGACCCTTTTGGAAGAGTAATCGGATACAACTCAGCAATGAAAAGATCGGAGAATCAGCAAATTGGACAATAGCGGAATGCTGATTCAAGCGGCAAGCGGACTTGAAAGAATGATGTACGCAAATCAAAACGGACCACTAAAAGACAGTACAGTTGCTCAGATATCAGCATATGTATACTATGAAGCAGCCGTAATATCTAAGCTTACAACTAATGCTAAATTTAAAGCAGCATTTACAAAGATAATGTTTGATCAGATAGATACAGATTTTGGTAACTATATTGATGCACTGGCAAGGTCAAAACCTAAATCCTTGCATCATGTTTATGAATGGAAAAAGTCAGGAAACAAGTCTTCAAGACTTTTTAAGCTTAACAAGATTTCAGATGATGGATTATCATTTAGAGTAAACTACACACTACTTCCCTCAAAGTCTATGGTGCCTACAACAAACGGTAAAAGAAGACACGTATTTGTAAACAAAGCTTCTATAATGGAAGAAGGAAAGCCTTTAGTAATTAGGCCAAAAAATTCAGATAGACTTGTTTTTCAAGTTGACGGAGAAACGGTATTTATGCCAAAGGGCAAATCGGTTACAGTAAAAAGACCTGGTGGATCAGCAGCAACAAATCAATTTAGATTAGCGCATTCAAGATTTTTTAGCGGAAGACTGGTAAACGAATCAATAAAAAGATCTGGTTTTCAAAAGATATTTAACTCAAGCCTTACTAAAGCCTTAAGCGTTCCTGCTGATATTAAAAAGGTTCAGTATTCATTTTCACCAAATACAATTAAGTCTCAGGCAGATGCAGCATTAACTGCGTCATTTGGAGGTGCAATGTGACGGCTAACTATAAATTAGATGCGATGCTTGAACTAAGAAAGTATCTATGGAAAGAGCTATATACAAGAAATATATTTGACGAAGATGATTACTGGTCAGATAATCTAAATGAAAATATAGTTCCAATTATTCCAGTTCAACAGTCTGCCGAAATGAACCAATTCTTGAGCGGAAAGAAGCACATAGTCTATGATAAGATCGGAATGTCATATGATGACAACTGGCTAATATGCTGCGAGCAGATCTTGTTTACTCTATATTCAACTTCAGTAGCAGAGATTAATGAGATTAGAAACTATATGACTGATGAATTTAGAAGAATGGATGAGTCAGCTAGAGACATAAATCAATGGTCAGGGCTTTCAGATAAGTTTAAATTTCATACTATTTGGGTTGCCGATATTTCCCCTACAGCCCCATCAGAAGAGCTTCAGGGATTTTTCTCTGCTGAGGTCATCTTAGAAATAAAGTATTCAAGAATTACAGACGGTCAGGGCAGGTTCCTTTAGGGTTTGCCTTTTTACCCTTAATGCAATAGAATTATACCAAGAGGGAAGAGGCCTAGCCAGCCAAGATTTAAAATTTGATTTTACAATTTAATAACCAAAGAATTCCAGGAGGTGGAAACACAATATGGCACAAAATACAGGTAATGCTAGAAACATTCTCGTAGGTGCATCCCCATTGTTTATTTCGAATATCGATTCAACATCAGCAGGATATGCAACATACGAAAACTCAGAACCAGGATCAGCCAACGCAGGTGCGCTTGTACCAGGAACATCCTATACAGACACACTTAACGGCATTGATTCAGGTACATTCTACTACAGAAACGTAGGATTTACTAACAATGGTTTGCAAATTACTTACAACCCAACATATGATTCAGTAACAGTGGATCAGCTTCTTGATACAGCTAAGCTGTTCAAGTCTGCTATGGAGGTCATGATCGCAACTGAAATGTCAGAAGGTACACTAGAAAACGTTCTAGTAGTATTCGGACAGCCAGACGATCCAACAAACAACTCTGCAATTACTCAGGATAATACAATTATCAAGAGTGGCGCAGGAACATCACACAAGACTACACTAGGACTTGCAGCAGGAGCTCTCGGTATTGCACCAACAGAGCGTCAGCTTATTGCAGTTGGTCAAGCACCAACAAGACTAGCTTCAGGAGTTTCTCTTGCAGAAACTAACGTGGCAAAATCAGAGCGTGTATACTATGGGCGTCGTGTCCTTTCAGTACAGCAATCAGCTTTCACACTAGCTAGATCAGCCCCAACTACATTCCCAGTAACATTCCGTCTTCTTCCAACCGCTACTAGCGGATACGAAGGACAAGAGTACGGTAAGATTATTGACCGTGTACTAACAGTATAATAATTTATTAATTATTCTACAGGGCCCCCAAGAAATTGGGGGCTTTTGTGGTTGTATTAGTATATTTCTTTTAGTATAATGAATATGACTAGATCCTAGGAGGATTAAATTGGCAACAACAGTATATGACGTAGAAGAGGTTCAGCTACAAAACGGGCAGACCGTAAAGCTAAAGCCTTTATCAATTAAAGAACTTCGTAAGTTCATGATAGCAATTAAGAAGACAGCAGAATCTCAAACAGAAGATGACACTCTAAACATCCTAATTGATGCATGTGCAATTGCACTAGAAAAGCAGCTTCCAGAATTGGTCGCAGACAGAGAAGCATTTGAAGATGCTATCGATGTACCAACAATGAATCGCATCCTTGAAGTTTGCGGAGGAATTAAACTTGACGACCCAAACCTACTAGCGGCAGCGGTTCTGGCTGGTCAGAACTAGATTTAGCCGCTTTAGAAGGAGAAGTTTTCGTACTTGGACATTGGAAGAATTACGAAGAACTTGAAGAAAATTTATCAATGCCAGAACTTATAAATACTCTGCAGGCTTTAAAGAAAAAGGATTACGAAGATAAAAAATTCTTTGCATCTTTAAAGGGAATAGATATAGGTGATAATCAAAATGATAAAAATGGAGGTCCTACTTTCGAAGACATGGAGTTAAGGGCAGCAGGAATAAATGCAGCAGGTAACGATGTGGTTTCTTTACAAGGAAGATTCGCAGCTCAGGCTGGTTTTGGAATTGGTGAAGGATTAGGATACTCAAGGGAGTAGTTTGAATATAAATGGCTGACGAAACAATCAGTACCCGAATAGTCGCTAATGCCGACTTCTCATCCCTTATTGCCGATGTGCATAAGGTTACTGCCAGCCTATCCAAATTACAGGAACAATTAGCTAACTCCAATAAAATGATGGCAAATCAAATTGCTGTCATGAATAGATCTTTTTCAGATACACTAAGAAGCACTGGCCAGTTCTCAACACACTTTGTAAGTCTTCAGTCAGATGTAGAAAAGTTTGGTAAAAATCTTGATGGTGGAAAACTAAAGCTAAATCAATATTTTAATACTTTTAGAGATCAGGCTAGAACATCTGGCGGACTTATAAGAGATCTGGCAAAACAACAGGTAGCCCTACAAAATTCAGTATTACAACCGCTAGGCAGAAACGCACAAGGATTAATGCAATTCAATGTGCATGTTCCAAGAGGGCTAGATGAAGTAAAGAATAAGGCTGCAATTGCAAGACAAGAATTGCAGATTATGAATAAGGTTATTCAAGATGGTGCAACTGGACTTATTAACTGGGGTAAAAATACTCAATGGGCAGGTCGTCAGTTAACAGTTGGATTAACAGTCCCACTTGTAGCATTTGGAGCACAAGCCGCTAAAGCATTTAGAGAAGCAGATCAAGAGCTGGTTCGTTTAACTAAGGTTTACGGAGATGTAGCAGGAACATCTGCAGCTGAGCTAGGAAGAGTTAGAGATGAAGTGTCTGCTACTGCAAGAGAAATTTCTGCAGCAATGGGTGTTTCGTTTAAAGAAACAATTGGTCTAGCAGCAGATATTGCAGCAACTGGTAAAACTGGAGATGAGCTATTAGGCTCAATTAAAGAAACAACCAGACTAGCAGTGCTTGGTGAAGTAGATCGCCAAGAAGCAATGAAAGCAACACTCGCTATTCAATCAGCATTTAAACAAAACACAGATGAACTTTCAGAATCTATTAACTTCCTTAACGCAGTTGAAAACCAAACTTCAACAACTCTAAATGACCTTGTAGAAGCAATTCCAAAAGCAGGTCCAGTAATTCAAGGACTAGGCGGAAGCGTACAAGACTTAGCGCTTTACTTAACTGCTATGCGTGAAGGTGGTATTAATGCATCAGAAGGTGCAAACGCACTTAAGTCAGCATTAGCTTCTTTAATTAACCCAACAGATGTTGCGGTAGGAAAATTTCAAGCTTTAGGAATAGACCTTCTAGGAGTTGTAAATAATAATGCTGGTAACTTAACTGGTACACTTATGGCTCTGCAAGGAGCATTAGATAATCTAGATCCTCTTCAAAAGCAGCAGGCAATCGAGCAGCTATTTGGTAAATTTCAGTTCTCAAGACTAAATGCTTTATTTGAAAACTTAGGTAGAGAAGGAAGCCAGACTTTACAAGTATTAGATCTTATGAAAGCTTCTACTGGAGAATTAGCTTCTGTGGCAGATCGAGAATTAGCAGCAGTAACTGAATCTGCTTCTGGTAAATATCGTAGAGCAATAGAAAGTTTAAGAGCATCTTTAGCTGAAGTCGGAGAGCAATTCTTAACTATCAATACTGTTCTTATTCAGGTAATAGATAAGGTCGTGCAGTTTGCCAATAACCTGCCAGGACCAGTAAAACAAATATTGGCGCTTGCAGGTGGAGTTACAGCAATCATTGGTCCAGTAATTATGTTGACTGGTGTGCTTGCTAACTTCTTTGGATATTTACTAAAGGGTGCTTTCCACATGAAGGCATTTCTTAAGGGTGGAGAAGGCTGGAAATATCTAACACCAGAAATGCTAGCAGCAGAAAAAGCTGGTAAATTAGTTGAACAAACATTTTATAGCGATGCAAAAGCAGCGGCGGTACTGCAACAGGCACTAAGAAATTTACTAGATGAATTTGCAATACTAGAACAAAAAGCAAAATCAGGAGCAATGTCAGTAAATCCAGCAGTGTCAACAATGGCTGGAAACCTTGTCATGGGCGCAGGTGGAAGAGTAGTAAATCCACAACACCCATTAGCTGGCGCAATGGGATCAAGAGCAAGTTCTCACATGGTTCCAAGAGCGGGCATGACAGAGGCTCAGAGACTTCAGCAGACCATGTTTGGCATGGTTCCAGGTTCTGGACCAGTAAATCAAAAGATTGGCCAAAACCCTCAAATTTATATGAATGATGCTCTTCCAAATGTTCCTGGATTAACTACAGTTGGCGGTGTATCAACTGGTGTTGTTGCTGGAGAAGCTGCAAGATGGCATGCAATGATGGCAACGCTTTCAATGCAATCAAAGGCGGAGATAGAGGCATTGAAGAAACAAATAGTTGCTACTGGCGTAGTAAGTAAAGACTTTATGATGCAGTTTGATGACATTCTTCCAGTTGTATCTAAGCTGACAGATAATGCTGCAAGAGAATCTGCAATGATTGTGGCAGAACTTCGTGCAGGTAAACTAACCGTAGAATCAGCTAAAGCAAAAATAATTGCTCTTAACTTAGAAACAGAAAGAATGATTGCTTCGGCAGTTGGGTCACAAGCTACTGCAATGGGAAGAACAATTAACCCAACAATGGTTCCTACATTAAATCAGCCAGTGGTAGATGCTGCTGGTAAGTCTAATATGAGAGAGCTATTTAAAAAGGGAAAGACAAGAGACTTTATAAATAAAATAGCTGGCGTACTTGGAGTTAGAACATCAGGTGCTGGATATAATATTGAAACAACTGTTCCACGAAAGATGAATTCTGGTGGATATGTTTATACAATGAATGATGGAAACATTGTTCCTGGTCCAAATGTTAATGCGGATGTTGTACCAGCTATGCTTACCCCTGGAGAGTTTGTTGTAAACAGAGAAGCAGCACAAGCAAATCTTCCACTCCTTATGTCAATTAATGGCGGACAACAAGCATCTGGTTTGGGTATGAACATAGGTGGATTAGCAGGAATGTTTTTAAGAAGATCGGCAATGATTGGCGGAGTAAGAAAATCTGGCTCTAGATCTGTTAGAAGTTTAACTGGTGGAAGCGCAGATAGAATGCCTTATGAGCAAATGAGACCTGCTACATCCGCTAGAGGAGGATTCTGGAGCAGAAGCCCACTACTTGCAGAAGGAGCTCCAGGCCCTGATCAAGTTGTTGGACATATTTATAGCCCACAGTTTACAAGAGCATTTGGTGCTGGAACAAGTGGTTCATCTCCAAGAATAACTAGATCTCAGCTAGGAAAACAAGGTCTGTCTGTAAATTCTTCTTCATCGTTATTTGATGCGCTACCAAACAGTGTAATGACATTTGGAAGATCATTTAATACACAATTAACTAAAGGAACAGCAAATGCAGCAAGCTGGTTTGCCAGCAATCCAAAGCCAGAGCACCTAACAGGGCTTACTGACTTTTTATTATCTCAAGGTATTCCAAAATCTAATATTAC